GCCACAAAGAAAGAAGACGTGGAAAAGTTGATGCAAGGCGAGAAGGCGGATATGGTGTTTACTGATCCGCCGTATGGAGTTAGTTATGGCGATAAAAATAAATTCTTGAATGCGGTTGGCGGGGGAAACCGCATTCAGGTTAATTTAAAAAACGATACTTTATCTGCCGATGCAAGTAAAAAATTATGGTTAGATGCGTGGAAATGCGCCATAGAAGTTATGAGAGAAGGCGCAGTTTATTATATTTGTTCTGCTGATGCTAATTTGATGATGATGATGATGATGAGTATTTGTGAAGCAGGATTAAAATTAAAACAATCTTTGGTATGGGTTAAAAATAATATAGTTTTAGGGCATAGAGATTATAAGTGTGCTCACGAAAATATACTTTATGGATGGAAAGGTTCAGGGCATAAATTTTATGGCAGAAGCGGAGAAAGTTCAGTATTTGAATTTAATAAACCTCAAACAAGTAGGTTACATCCTACTATGAAGCCAGTAGATTTAATTTCTCATTGTATAATGAATTCAAGTCAATGGAGTGAAATAGTTTTAGACTTATTTGGTGGAAGCGGTAGCACTATGATTGCGGCGGAAAAGTTAAACCGCAAATGCAGGATGACGGAGATAGACCCAATTTACTGTCAGGTAATTATTGACCGCTGGCAGAATTTCACAGGAAAGAAAGCAAAAAAACTAAATGTGGGTAGTAACAGCGATGAGCTTGTTGGGTGTGGTGTTAAATATCCATAAGCGTAAAGAGTGCTTTATTGTATGGGGAATAACGAATTTTATATGGGCGATATATGATTGGCGAATAGGGGCAAGAGCGCAGTCAGTATTATTTACAGTTTATTTTCTGTTAGCAATATGGGGATTATATAAATGGTCAATAGGGGCGGCAGGCCAAAAAAACCCGAATTAAACTGGGGACAATTTGAAGAGCTTTGCAAAATACAGTGCAGGGAGGATGAGATTGCGTCTGTCCTGGGTGCTCAACAGGGGATGAACGGCTTGAGTGTAGATACTCTAAACACGAGAGTTAATGACCATTATGGCGTCGGTTTTTCGGAAGCATATAAAAGGTTTTCGGGGTATGGGAAAGCAGGATTGCGTCGTATACAGTTCCGTTTAGCAGAAACGAACGCGGGAATGGCAATCTGGCTTGGTAAACAATATCTCGGTCAGACTGAAAAAATAGAAATTACAAATAATGAATTGATGAAAGAGGAACTCGAAATCCTTACCAAATCCCAAAAGTATAATGCGAATAACCGCATAGCAAGTATAGCTAATAATTAAGTACTTATTATATGTTATATATTATATCGATACGATTGATAAAAAGTATGGGACAAGTCTTCAACGCGGGAAAACAAGGAAAATGTTAAAATTAAAGAAATATTTCCCTCATTTAAAACAGCAGGATTTCCATGCGGCAATAGGCTACTTATTCCGTTTCGTGGCGTTTATCGCAGGCATCCGATCGGGGAAAACTTTTGCGGGCGCAAGAGAGGCTGGCCGCCAGGCGTGGAATAGCAGGGCTGAACCGATGGCGGTTTTTGGGATTATTGCACCTACATTTAACATGCTTGACCGTACCACCTGGAAAGAATTCCGTCACGCCATGCGCCCGCTTATCCTCAAAGAAAACGAAACCAAGAAAATCATAATCCTGAAAAATGGCAGGGAAGTGTATGGTTTTTCGGCGGAGGACGCGGATAAAATCCGGAATGTTACGATGTGCGGGTTTTGGGTGGATGAAGCCAGGGGGTGCAAAAACTTCGCCGCGCTTTGGGATATTCTTCTGGGGCGCGTGTTATCTACCGGGGGGAAGGGTTTCATTACTACCAGCCCCAATAGTTTTGACGATATTCATGACATATTCATTGTCCAAAAAAAGAAAGACTACCATACTATAAGAGCAACGACTTACGAAAATGATTATCTGAATAAACTCGCCATTGATGAGCTGGCGGCTAAGTATGACGAGAAATACATGCAGCAGGAGCTGCTGGGCCAATTCGTTATATTTGAGGGTGCGGTTTATTATACATTTAATCGTCAACACAACGCAGGGGATCTGGCATTTAAGCTGGCGCAATATAATTTTAATATTCCCATTTGGCTTGCATGTGACTTCAATGTTGACCCGATGGCCTGGGTTATTATGCAGTGGGGGATTAACGCGGATACAAAATTAAAAGAGGTTTATGTGATAGATGAAATATATATGAAAAACAGCAATACCGTTGATGCCTGCGCGGAGTTTAAATCCCGATTCCCTAACCATCGTGCGGGGGTTAGGTTATACGGAGATGCCACGGGCAGGGCGAGACATACTGATAGCAACATAACTAACTGGAAAATTATAGAGAATGAATTATCCGCGTATAATATTTCATCGCGTATACCAACAAAGAATCCCGCTGAGCGCGACAGGATAAACGCGGTAAACGGGCTTATCTGCAACAGCAAGGGGCAAAGGCGAGTATTTGTCAATCCTCAAAAGTGCAAGAATTTAATTAGAGATTTCGAGCAGGTTTCTTTCAGGGAAGGCTCAACGCAAATTGACAAAACAAAAGATTGGTCGTTAACTCATCCTTCCGATGCATTTGGTTATATGTGTTCAGTTGAGTTTGATTTGAATCGTTCAAGAATAGAAGGGTTAAAAATTTAACTATGCCGCGTGGTATTTGGGAAAGGACAGAAGAACAAAAACAAAAGTTACGCGAAATGCAGAAAGGAATTCATATTTCAGATAAACAAAAACTACAAATTAGTTTAAGACATAAAGGTAAAAAACTTTCAAAAGAAACTAAAAGAAAAATGAGTATTGCTCAAATAGGAAACAAAAAAGCATTAGGAATTAAACAAAGTATAGAGAGTAGATTGAAGAGAAGTTATGTAACGAAAGGGAAAAAACATTATAACTGGCAAGGAGGAATTACATTATTAAATGAATCTTTAAGGAGAGGAATAGAATATCGTCTTTGGCGCAGGGATATTTTTATCAGAGATAGATTTACTTGTCGTGAATGTGGGATAACTCATACTTATATCGAAGCACATCATATTAAACCTTTTTCTAAATTTCCAGAATTGAGGTTTGATAGAAATAATGGGTTAACCCTTTGTAAAAAATGTCATAAAGAAACAGATACTTATGGTTCAAGATTACGAAAAGGAGTTGGTTTATGTCTTCAACAATAAAAGATTTGGTAGATGCTCCGCATAAAGTATTTTCCACTTATCATGATTATTGGTCTTTCCTCCTCGATAGTTACGAAGGCGGCGTGGATTATTGTAACGCGTTTATATCCGGCTCAGGCGCGGCAAGCAGGGGATTGTTAAATTACGTAACGAGAGCGTTTAAGGTTTTCGCAGGAAGCACAGAGATGAAGTTAAGCAAATCCGGCAATCTTTTTATGCACCCCAAAGAGCGTGATGTTGATTATAATGATCGTCTGAGGATGTCTTATTATTACAATTTCAACGACCCGATTATTGATATTTATACTAATCATTTATTCAAGCAGCCGATTAACACTGATTTTGGGAATATCGCCGATGAAGTCGAGGAGCGCTCCGAGAATATAGATAACAAGCAAGGCTCAATAGGTGAATTCCGTAAAGAGTTGGCCGATATGTCGCAGGTTTACGGGCATATATTTGTGATAATCGATACCCCCAAATTCAACGGGGATGTGAAGACGCGGGCCGATATTATCGATAATAATCTTTTCCCTTATTTTACTTTGCACCATCCGCAAAATATAATCAACTGGGCATTGGATGAGTTTGGATTTCCATACTGGGTTTTAGTGCGGGAATATGCGGATTTGAATATAGACCCGTTTAATTTTGACAAGAATAACCTGCTTAATATCAAATACCGGCTGTGGACGCGGCGGGAGTGGATTTTATACAATGAGAAATATGAGGAAATTGAGCGCGACAATCATCAGGCGGGAATGGTGCCGATAGTTTGCATATTCAATAAGCAGTCAAAGAAAATCAAGAATTTTTTGGGTATATCGGCGATTGCGGACATATCTTTCATCACGCGCGATATATATAATTCCTGTTCTGAGCTAAAGCAGATATTACGAGACCAGACATTCGCGTTTCTCGCGTTGCAAGGAAACGCAACCGAATACGATGAGCTGTCTGTTGGAACATCAAAGGGTTTACTTTATCCGCAGGATAGAAATGCCCCTCAATATATATCCCCGCCATCAGCTAACGCGGAGATATATTTTAAGCATATAGACAGGCAGGTATCAAAATGTTTTCAGCTGGCAAAACTTGAGGGTGGGTCGGTGCAGGCTTCTGAGGGGCAATCGGCGATACAGCAATCGGGCGTATCAAAGGCATGGGATTTTAACCAGACCAATTCCACGCTTTCCAAAAAGGCAGGGAACTTAGAGGACGGAGAAACAAAGCTCTGGCAAATATTCGCTAAGTGGCTTGGTAAAGATTTTGACGGTTCGGTAGAATATCCGAATGAGTTTTCGATAACATCCGTAAATGAAGACCTTGACGAAGCCGAAAAAACAATGCGGTTGAATATGGGTGCGGAGTTTAACAAGGAAGTCAAGAAAACAATTATACAAAAGAAATTTCCGAGGATGAGGCAGGAAGATATGGATATGATGATTGAGGGGATGGAAGGACACGAAGATATGATGGGCAAAGGCGAGGGCGGCCGCCTTGCGGATAGGATCCCATCTTTAATTAAAATGGCCGCGGAAAGAAACGCTAAACTCACGGCGGAAAAATAGGGAGGGTAACAAATGAAAAGTATACAGGATAGAAAGTGGGCGGAGACATTCAAAAAGGAATGGGGGTTTTATCCCATTGCGGGCGGAGTTGATAAAACTTTTACACAAACAGAGGTTGACGCGTTGATTGCAGAGAAAACCAGGGATACCTTGACGCAAGATAAGGTTGACGCGATAGTGCAAGACAGGCTCGCGCGCGAAAAGGCAAAGTTTTCCGATTATGATGATTTAAGGAAATTCAAAACTGAGCATGAAAAACAGCTCGACGCGGCGAAGACGAAAGAACTCGAGGCTCAAAAAGAATACGAGAAATTGAAAGAGGGCTGGGCGAAAAAAGACCAGGAATTTCAGAGCATAATATCCAAGAAAGACTCAGAAATAACCGATATGAAAATCGGGAGTTCTCTGATGACGGAAATAGTAAAGCAGAACGCCTATGCGGAAGAGTCTATGGCATTGATTAAATCTCAGGCGGTTTTTAATTCACAAGACGGAAGCATCAAAATCAAAAGCAGGGATGCCAACGGGTTGGAAGTTTTACACTCTATAGAAGAGGGCATTAAACAATTTTTAGCGCAAAGACCGCATCTGGTAAAAGCAATAAAGCCGGGTGGCGGGGGGACGTCTCCTGGCGGGCCGGGTGGCGGCGGAGCGGGAGCGTCAGACCTGAATACGCTCAACGCAGAACTCCAATCAGCGATGATAACAGGGGACAGAAAAAAAGTTGATGAAATTAAATTAAAAATTAGCGCGATACAAGGCGCTAAAAGAGTAACACTCTAAAAAGGAGGAATTCGTATGGCAGATACAACGACTACTACGTTAACAGAGGCGATCCCGACAATAGTTGCATCGGCTCTGTTGGAATTAGACGAGGGGAACATTGTCCAACCTTTAGTTACTGATGTTCCGTTCCCTGGTGCGGGAGTAATTCATCAGACCCCGTTTATTCGCAGGCTTGCCGCTGAGGCAGATGATTCTCTCGCTTCTCAAGCAATGGATGCAGGGACAAGTGATGAAACATCACCGAGCTCAGCGACTGTTGGAGTTCATGCTTCGTATATCCAGTTAAAGGATATCGCGGCATTGGGCACAATTGACGATATGGCCGCAGTTGCGGGCCAGCTGATCGGGCAGAGTTTAGTTGTGCGGAAAGACCTTGATTTGGTTACGCTGTTTACTTCATTCACAACCAATCAGGGTTCAAGCACTACAACCGCTTTTGCTCCAGCCGACCTTTACGACGCATATGGTTCATTACGGCGGTATTACGCGCCATTGCCGTATCATCTGGTTTTACATCCCACTCAGATTTGGTCAAGCACTGGGTTAATAGTATTATTTGACAATTCTTCCGATGCTATTCAATCCAGAGGCTTAGGCACTGTTGGTGAGGATTTCGCGCGGTTTGGTTTTGCAGGGATGGCTATGGGTTTCAACCTTTGGGTAGACGCTAATATTGTCTACAATACCGCAAACGGTTCCGGAGCGGCCTTCTCGCGGCAGGCAATTAAGAATGTCCGCAAGAGAGATTTTATGATTGAAATCGAACGCGATTCCGCTGAAGTGGCGAATAAAATCGTCGGTTCAGAAATCCGTGGCGAAGCAGTGCTTCGTAATTTGCATGGGAATGAAATGCAATTCCCAAGTTATAGCTAACTCTTAGCATGAGAGGTTAACTGTGGGGCGGGGGAAAACTTAATCCCCCGCCTCGCAACACAGGAAAAAGGAGTCATAAAAATGACAGACACAAAAGTGGATTTAGTAAAACAAAAAGCGTTGGAAGAAGAGAATAAATTGTTGAGGCAGAAGCTTGCCGATTCTGAGAGATTGTCGGGTGGAATAGGGGACAGGCTGTCAAGCGAAATTAAGAAGATAAGGTTAAGAGGTAAGTCTTCCGCTAATGTAATCGAGGTACACGAACGCCACGATCATAAAAACATTTCATTATGGACGCGAGATGGTAAACGCATAGGCCCACTTCATCCGGATAATGCGATACAGGCATTGCAGAGGTTTTCAGATTTAGGTATTTCCCTCTCGTCGGATATGCCGTCAACTGATGAGATAGCGGCGTATAAAGAAACCCCTGAATATAAAAAGGCGATTGAAAGGGAAGCCAGAAGGCGCGCTACAAAAGATAAATCGAGAAAGTCGGGACAGATGGAGAAACTGGCCACGGAGATAGCTAAGATGTCAGGGACAACCGTCGAAGCCATAAATAAGATTTTGAAAGCAAGCGAGGTTGGGAAGAAATAATGCCAGCGATTTTGGAGAATAGCATAATAACAAAACAGGCACCTTATTATAAGCGGTTAATAAGGTGCCCTGGCCATTATCTGATACCTCCGACGGTGGATGTATATCTTCGCGAACCCGTCCCTTTGCTTAAGAATTGTAGTAAGTTTGTAGAATTCAAAGGCAGGAAAATAACAATAAAGAAAGAACGCATCGCAAGGGATAGATTTGGCAGTAAGAAGATAGATTGGAAGAAATTGCATGAGTTGCGCAGGAAAGGCATAGTCTTGCAGCCTGATGTTTCGGCAGCGTGGGCAATCGAGCATGTATATGACCCAAAGAGTATGTTATGTTTTAAATGTCCGAAGCATTGCAAGGAGGGCCAGGGTAGAGTGCTTATCACCTCTATAAAGAGATTGATGGGGATTTCCATAAAAAACAGACGATGACAAATGTCGCTAAATCGAGTAGTCAAACAAAGATTGTTAATTCCAAGGTAAATTCTGCTATGGATACGACACGGTTCAAATTTAACCAAACTCCGGTAGAGACTCCAAATAGTGTAATAACTGTTTTCACTTTGCCAAATAGCGATACTTATGTTTCAGGGCTAATCGAAGTATACTTAGACGGTTTGCAACAAATAAAAACAACGGATTATTCTGAAACTACATCATCGACGATTACAATGGTAATTGCCCCTGCCACCGGCGAAGTGTTAAAATTTAATTATATAAAAGGATAATGAGGTGGGACATTGAAACAATCATTTTTGGTTGATATTGCCGATACAATACGATTAACGGTTTATGATAATAACCGCCCAAGAATCCCAACATCAGCGACGATAATTCTTTATAAACCCGCCGGTTCTGGTTTGCAATCTTCGGCTTCCGCTACGGTCAATGGCACCACAGGCGAAATGACATATTCCCTCACTACTACGCATACCGCAGATGAAGGTTTAAATTACAAAGCGGTCTGGGCATATGTTTTAGATAGCATTACTTATTACCAGACACAGCTATTTGATATAGTGAAATCTCTCCTGGCTATCCCTGTTACTGATGATGATTTATATAATGAACTTGATTCCCTAAAAAAAGCCAATTATCAGGCAACGGCAACCGCAACGGCAGGCGCGGCAGGTTCGCTTACAGACACCAAGCGCCGCGAAGAGAATGATTTTTGGAAAGGCGGTACGCTGGAAATAGTATCAGGGACGGGAGTCAATCAAAAAAGAGATATCACGGGATTTACCTTATCTTCGGGGGTATTCACCGTTACGCCTAATTGGTCAACTAATCCCGATTCAACGAGTATATATGTGGCAATAAAATCTTTTACTAAAAAGATACAGGCCGCCTTTGATACTATTTGCACAATGCTTTATGATAAAGGCAAGAGGCACGAATTAATCTTAGAGAGCTCACAGATTGCTAAGCCGTTAATATATTTGACTATCCATATGATTGCTCTTGATCTTATGGATGAAGCAGATGATAAATGGTCGCGCCTCGCGGATACTTACTGGAAAAAATTTGACACCGCTTTCAGCAATATGAAACTTGATTATGATGAAGATGAAAGCGGGACGATAGACGAGACGGAGAAACAGCAGAGTCAGACATCTCTTAGAATCGGCAGGGCATAAATGGACAAGCTGATTAACGCTCATATTGACAGCGTCGAAGAATTAGAAGAAAAGATTGATGCTATTATCCGCAGGGAAATGGCGAAAATTGATATTGACGAGATTCTTGCGTCGCCTGAAGTGGCCCTTTCAATGGTTGCGGGAAAGATTCAACGGATATTCCTGGATGAGTTCGCGGATAAAGCGGTAGAATTAGGTTTTGATTTTGGTA